ACACATCATCGCTGCCTTGTGCAAGGATGCGCTGCAGCAATGGCCTGAAACCCGCATCTTGATGCTGACGCACGTCAAAGAACTGATTGAGCAGAACGCCGAGAAGATGCGCCAGCATTGGCCTAATGCGCCGCTAGGGATCTATAGCGCAGGCATAGGCCGCCGAGAGCTTGGCGAATCCATCACCTTTGCAGGCATCCAGTCCGTTAGAAACAAGCCCGAGCAGATCGGTCATGTGGACATTATTCTCATAGACGAATGTCATCTGGTGAGCCACAAAGACGAGGGTGGATACCGCACACTAATTACTGATCTCAATATCATCAACCCGAATCTGCGAGTAATTGGGCTTACCGCGACCCCGTACCGTTTGGGTCATGGATTGATAACCGACAAGCCTGCCATCTTTGATGCCCTCATAGAGCCTGTCAGCATCGAGCAATTAATTTTCCAAGGCTATCTAGCACCTCTTAGATCAAAGCACACCAAGGCGATCCTAGACGTTTCTAGCGTACATAAAAAAGGAGGCGAATACATCGAGTCAGAACTGCAGGCCGCAGTTAACACCGATGCAAACAATACTGCCGCCGTGTCGGAGATTATGAGCCTGTCCGAAGGTCGAAAAGCGTGGCTGATCTTTTGCGCTGGGGTCAAACACGCCGAGAACATAGCAGCCATTTTGCAGGCCGAGGGCGTGACCGCTGCCTGTGTGACTGGGGACATGAGCAAGGTGCAACGCGAGCGAATCTTGACTGAGTTTAAGGCAGGCAAGATTCGTGCGCTGACAAACGCCAATGTGTTGACCACCGGATTTGATTATCCAGACATCGACTTGATCGGTATGCTGCGCCCGACCATGAGCGCATCGCTCTATGTGCAGATGGCAGGTCGCGGGATGCGCCCCAAGTCTGCCGCCAAGGATTGTCTGGTGCTGGACTTTGCGGGTAACGTGAGCCGCCACGGTGCAATCACCAACGTAAAACCGCCAAGCAAAAAAGGTGAAAAGGAGGGTGAAGCGCCGATCAAACTTTGCCCCGAATGTGCCGAGATTGTGCATATGTCGGTACGCGAGTGTCCAGGCTGCGGGTTCGCTTTCCCGCCACCAAAGCCGCCAAAGTTAAAGCTGTACGATGATGACATCATGGGCAACGATGGCACAGAAATGCGTGTACGGTCTTGGACATGGCGCAGGCATATAAGCAGAGCCAGTGGCAACGAAATGCTCTCTGTGACCTATTACGGGGCTTTGAGCGACCCGCCGATTACTGAGTATCTAGCGGTCTTGAACCAAGGGTATGCAGGGCAAAAAGCAAACAACTTGCTGATGCTACTGGCAAGGTTGTCGGGTGCGCCAATTGATAACGGGTTTGACGTTACTTTGAATTGGCTTGATTCAGTCAGTCGAGCCATGAACCAAGCAAGGCCGCCCGAGATTATCGAGTATAAAAAAGACGGTAAGTTTTTCACGCTAATGAAAAGGAAATACGATCATGCGACACAACAAGCCGATATTACTGATTCAGTACGAGGACAGGATGCGGGAACGACCTCCACAAGTCTGTCACAACTGCGCCTTTTATCTTAACGATGGCCAGTGCGAAATCCACAAATCCGCGCCGCCCGAGGAGTTTGCAGCGACAGCTGGGGCTTGCGATGAGTGGGAGTTGGAATGTCCATTTTGAACCCATATGAAATTACAGAGCCAACGTGCATTACTTTTAGCGGTGGACGTACGTCAGCTTATATGCTTTACCAAATATTGCAGGCTAATGATGGATTGCCTAATGATGCAATTGTTTGTTTTGCAAATACTGGAAAAGAACATCATGCAACATTGCAATTTATTAAAGATTGCGAAAAAAATTGGAATGTAAAAATAAATTGGGTTGAATATCTTAGCAATGAGCCAATGTTTAAAGTTGTTGATTTTGACACAGCATCTAGAAATGGTGAGCCTTTTGAGATGGTACTTAAAAAATACAACAAATTACCAAATCCAAGTCAACGATGGTGTACTGGAAAATTAAAAATTACCACCATTCACAAGTACCTTAAAAGTCTTGGCTGGGATCATTCTGAAAACGATAACAACGATTTTGTTGGCATTCGATACGATGAATTAAGACGTTCTGCAAAAATGCCAATTTATAAAACACCACTTGTTGCAGCAAAAGTTATTAAACAAGATATTTTTGATTTTTGGAATAAACAATCTTTTGATTTGCAATTGCCAATTATTGATGGAGAAACAGTTGGTGGAAATTGTGATTTATGTTTTTTAAAATCATTTCCTAAAATTGTTAGCTTAGTACGGCAAGAGCCTGAACGTGCGTTGTGGTGGGCAAAGATGGAATCTTCTATTACCGCTAAAGGTAATGGCAATAAATTTAGAAAAGATCGACCTAGCTATCAACAAATAATTGATAACAACATAAATCAAAATAATTTGTTTGATGATGGCGATATTGCTTGTTTCTGCGGAGATTGACAAATGAAAACAATTATTCTTTCCGAGCATTACGAGCAAACGCTAGTCATTCAATTCATGCGCCGCACTTATCCCGAGGTGCTGATTTTCGCCATCCCAAACGGTGGTCAGCGCAATCCTGCAACTGGTGCAAGGCTCAAGGCCGAGGGAGTTGTGCCAGGAGTGCCTGACCTGTTTATCCCTGCGTGGGGTCTGTTTATCGAGATGAAAACGCTAACAGGCAAGGTCAGCCCTGAGCAAAAGGCAATGTTGGGTTACTTACAAAGTGTGGGATATTCTGCTATTGTGGCGAAAGGTGCTAACGCTGCGATAGCCCACATAACGGAAATGCGAAATGAAAGAAAATAAAGAAAAGTTTGTCACGGTACGCCTGCCTGAGAGCGTTTTGCTTGAGTTGCAAGCAGTCTGTGAGAGGGAAACTCGCTCGATGAGCGCCCAGATTTTGTATTTTATTAAAAAAGGTTTAGGAAAAAAATAAATTAAATAGTTGTGCTTTTGTGTGATTTTGTAATGTAATATCTGTTTTAGCAATAAAGCAAACCCAACCAGATAAACTGACCGGAGTAAGAAAATGCGAGTGACACACTTAAACAAAAGCGGCACAGGATGGGCTTTTAAAACAGCCTGCGGCAGAAATATGCTTCGCACACCATTCTCTGTAAATTGGACAGAATTTAAAACAGAACCGACCGAGTATCGGTGCATCAAGTGTGTGGCAAGCAAGCAGTTTTCTTTAAATGCAAAAGTAGACGCAAACTAAACCAAACGGGGCGCAAGCCCCATCCAACCTGAAACCAGACCGGAGAATACAAAATGAAAGCAATAAAAATTAACGCAGCAAACGCAGCCGCCATCCAAGCCGCACTTCTTGCTGTTAACGGCAAATCTTGCACACATACCTTTACCGTTCTTGAAATCATTATTATTGCCGAGGCCGCCGAGGTCAAAACGCTTGGCCTGCTCGGCAACAAAAAAGACGCAATTGGTGCAACGGTGTTTGCAGGCTCGGGTGACAAACTGCCAAACGCTTACAAGTACGGCAGGCATGTCAATCAGATCACGATTCAGCGCCGCGCCAGCGGCTGGTGGTTAGTCTACATTTGTTGTTTCGGAACAATAGACAAAAGCGCCGGAAACACTAGACTCACTTTGACCCCCGAGCAAGACGCTTTGGCTGTTGCACGTTTCAAAAAATCATACGGAGTCAAATAAATGAAATCCACCCAGCTAGAACTAACAGATCAAGGCAACCGCGCCCTGTTGCGCGAGTTGTCTTGGGAGTTAACAGACACAAAAGTTAAGGAGTTAGTCGAGCAGTACGCAAGCCGCCTGACCACTGATCGGCATGGCGAGTACGTTATAAAAATTGATGGCGCTGACGTTTTGATGTGCGCGACCAAAGTTTATGATTTGTGGATTCAAGAGCATCACGTTGAGAAAATCGTAGTTAACGAGGAGGATGGCAATGAGTAAGAAAAACTGGCCTTACGGCACGGACATGAGCGAGCCTAACTGGACAGGTCGCACGGCTCGTCAGATGCGCGATTACAAACGCCATGATGACCGTATACCGCCTGTGGCGTGGGTGCTTGGGTTGCTAGGCTTGGCTTTGGTTTTTGGTTTTTTTCCCCTGCTCAGTTTGGTGATGCAATGAGAACCGCAGACAAAATTTTACAAGTTTGCAAAACGCCAAAAACATCTCAAGAAATTGCCGAGTATTGCAACGTAAAGTTGAGTTCGATTTATTCGCC